CGCCGTTGATGCCAGCTACTACCCGGTAGCCGTCATCTTCCAGCAGCGCGGCCGTGTCCGCCACGCTGGAACGGTCTGTCAGCGCGTCGCCGTAGGTGACGATGGGGGTCACAGCCTTGTTAGGCGTGTAGGTGATGAGATTTTCCGTCCGGAGATCGGAGTAAGTTGTACTCCAGAATACATTGGTGGAAAGCTGTGTCTCCTGGTGGAGAAGTGTGTCCTTGGCGGACAGGTCCTCCCCCAGCGCGTTTGACGCGGCGGCGGGCAGAGTCAGCGCGCTGATGAGACTGAGGGACAGCAGCAGGGATGTGAGTTTACGGATGCGGTGCTTCATAGGAACCTCCTATCGGTACAGGTCCGGGAAACCCCGGACAGGGTGGTCTACATAACATCCATAGCATAGCATAGATGCAGGATGAAGTAAATGAAAAAAGTGTTACAAAATCGGCGGGATCTTCCAGTAAGTCCGCAGCTTTTAACGGCGGAAAGCTGTTGCAAAAAAGGAAGGTTTCCGTTATAATATTCATGCGAAAAGGAGGCGGCAATATGACAGTAACGGTTGATGATAAGCGCTGCATCGGCTGCGGTATGTGCGCCGCCGCCGTACCGGAGGTGTTTCAGGTCATTGGGCGGGTGTCCACGGTGCTCTCCCAGCCTGCGAAGGAACGGTTCTTCCGGGTATTGGATGCCGCAAACGGCTGTCCGGTGAACGCGATCCAGGCAGAGCGGCGTTGAAAAAGTGAGACCGCAAAAAAAGAAAAAGAAAATCAGAAAAATGGCTTGACAATTTTCTGCCCATCTGTTATAGTAATTCGTGCCTATTTGAGGCAGATATGGCGGCGTAGCTCAGCTGGCTAGAGCATTCGGTTCATACCCGGAGTGTCACTGGTTCAAGTCCAGTCGCCGCTACCATGATCCGGAGACGTCACGTGACGTCTCCCGGATCTTCCCGGCCCGTTGGTCAAGTGGTTAAGACACGGCCCTTTCACGGCTGTAACATGGGTTCGAATCCCGTACGGGTCACCAACCTATCAGACGTCGTGAGTGGCGTCTGATAGGCCAACTAAAAAATGGAGGCTTAGCTCAGCTGGTTAGAGCGCATGCTTCACACGCATGAGGCCACTGGTTCGAGTCCAGTAGTCTCCACCACAAGAAACCCTGTAGTCGCAACGGCTACAGGGTTTTTATTTTTTCCGAGTACACACAAAAGTACACACTTGATATTTATTTCAGCGAAATCACATCGTCAAACGCCTGCTCTGTATAAGCGGCAGCCTTTGCCAAGTCCCCCGCCATCTGATGCCCATAGGTGCCCTCGGTATCCATATCTTGGCTGTGCCCGATGGTCATCTTCTTCAGACCCTCCGGCATTTCCTTGTTGACACTGACATAGGTGTGCCGGAGCTCATAAAGCGAGGTGTGCGGGATTTTATTGAACTCGCAGTACCTCCCCCATGCTCTGTAAAAATTCTTATGGACCAGGCAGCCGCCGTCCGGAGCTGGGAAAAGATATGGGGAAACTATACCATACTGCCGCAGCATAGTCCGCTGGGCCTCCACTTCCCTCTTTGCCCTGCTGGACAATTGGAAGGTCCGCCGGGCGTTATTATTTTTCCCCTGCGTGGCCTCATCGTGAACATTGATAGCGCCCCGGACAGTGATCCTCGTGCCTTGAATATCGTTTTTGTCCTCCAGCGCACGCAGCTCCCCCGGCCGGAGCCCGGTCAGGACCGCAAAGCGATAAGCGTGGACATAGAAGTCCTCTGTAGGCTTCCCCCGCCACAGCGTTGTGCTGCAGGAGAAGAGTGTTTTCAGGCCGTCCGGCGACACAATTCTTTTCTCGGACTTTTTGGCGCCGGCGGGGATAGTGAGATCTTCCGGGTGCAGACTGGTCTTGCCCCGCTTCCGGCACCATTTCAGCCAATTTAAGAGACAGCCCCGGACATCCCGCAGCGTCTTATCAGCGAGGTTATTCTTGGAATATGCCAGGTCAATCACGGCCTGCAGGTCGCCTTCGGTAAGCTTGTTCATGCGGAATACGCCGATGACGGGCTGGATGTAGAGGCGGATAAAACCACTGTACTGTGAAGCGTGGCTCTTGCTCTTGGTTTCCTTCAGGTAGTCGGTATACTGATTCAGGAACACATCCACCCGGGTTTTTTCGGAGGTTGTATGATCCTTCAACCACTTCTCTGCCTTCCGTTCGGCGTCAGCTTTGCCGCGCCGGCCAGCGAGGGCGCTGGTGAAGGTCTTACGGACGCCGTTGTCCTGTACGTTGATCTGCCAGCGGCTCCGGCTCTCAATCCATGCGGCCTCATTTTTTCTTTCTGACATAAAAACTCCTTTCATCTTGCCACCAGCACCCTTTCGTGGTAAGATAAAAGGGCGCAGTGGTGCCTTAGTGTGCCTTTCATTTTTCATTACTGTGGTAGGTATGGGAAATTTGCGCGATACCGTCCTCGGTGCTGGTAACACCGGGGGCGGTTTTTATTATTTCCGGAAATCGACCTCAATCACCCGATCTGAGAGCCACCGTGCAGGAGCTCGTCCAAATCTTCCACATAAGGATCCAATGCGGTATCCACGATGTTGCGGATCGGCTGCTCCGCCTTCAAGTAAGCGTGCAGGAGAAGCATGACTTTTTCGGCCTGATGACCGTCAAGCTGGTCGATGGTGCCGATGATATCGGTCAGAGAGAGGGCGACTCTTCGCTCCAGAGCCTTGTAGTACAGTATGCAGAGCTTAGCTTTATCGTCGCAGGTATAGGTGGCGTGGATGCCGTGTTCAGTACCATAGGTTCGGCGCAGCTCTTCCACCGCCGCCGTGCGGCCGCTTGCAGAATCTTCTGAGAGTTGAAGCATCAATTCGAGGTGTTCGTCCGAGTTGGCTACCCAACCCAATAAATCCGCGGCGGGAGTTCCAAGAACACGAGCAAAGTCTTTAAGGCGCTCAATGTCTAAGGACTTTATATCGCCATCTTCATATCTCTTAACAGTAGTTTCATGCAGACCGACGAGTTCGCCAACCTTTGCCCTGGAGTAACCCTTGGCCTTTCGTGCTGAATACAATCTCTTGCCGACCGCTTTGTTGAAATCGTTTCCCATGTTCGTCACCTCATATTTAGCTTGCTCCAATATTACAGCAAACTATACTGTAATGCAAGATTATTTTATGAAAAAAACAAAAAACTTGCATGAGGGTATTGACAAGCCCAGCCGATTAAGTTATTATCATAACACAAAACTTGCATAGCACGCAAGCTGAAAGGAGGTTTTATAAATGCCTGACCTAAACAAGCTCAAGGGCATCATGGTTGAAAACGGAAAGACTTACGTCGACGGCGCCAGGGTTATCGGTTGCTCTGTTACTTCATTTTCTGCGAAAATGAACGGGAAGAGTAACTTTACGGTGCTCGAAGCCAATGAGTTGAGCAATGCGTTGAACCTTTCCAAGGAAGACAGGGCAACTATTTTTTTAGTCTAAATCTTGCATGTTATGCAAGATTTGCGAAAGAAAGGCGAGGGCATCCCCTCGGACAATCCCAGTCAGAAAGGAGTTGATATGAATGCGTTATGACGGAATCGATGAGGGACACCTCAACCGCACTGAGCGTCTTGGCCTTGCATATTGTCGTCTCAACTCATTTGAGTGGGACCCTATTCTGGGTGAAAAGCCAGATGGATTTGACAATCTTCCGAATTATACGGAAAAAAGACGACTCCCGCTTTTTAAACGAAAGCCGTCCAAATGTGATTTTGTTGCGCCTGCGATTATGGCAATCAAGTCCATTATCGGAGAGGCCAATACCAGCCGTTACTGGTGGAGGTTCGAGTTACACAAATCCGATGAGGAATGGTTTCACTGGTATGTAAGCACGCAAGGTCCGCTCTCAGAAAAAGAATGACTTTATGAATGCAGCCAACGCAATGGCCAGTGTCATCCATGCGCGAAATTCCGTGTACTTGACCCGCCTGCGGTTTTGCCCATCCTGTTCCAACGCAGCCCTTCCCTCGAATGTGATTACCAGAGGGTCATCCATTGAAATAGGGCTATCAGATGCCAAGTCGTTCAACGATGCGTGATTTGGCTCAAAACGCAGATAGCTTAACTTTCGAAGATAATTGATCGGCTCTGCCAGTGTCATCCAGTCGATACCCAATATCGCACTTAGTTGGCTAAGAGTAAGACAATTTCTTTTTGAAAATAGTTCGAGTATTTCTCTGGAAATTGTATCCATTAAATTCACCTCCTTTCTACGCCAGTCTATCACGATGGCGCGGGAGGGACAAGCCCCCATACCTACCACAGATTATTGAAAGGAGATCGCCAATGAAGATGCCACGCTACGGAAAACTGTCTGCCCGTCTCCGGGAGTTAGGGCTGACGCAAAATGATCTGGCCTATGCGCTGAACCTCTCCCCCGGCCCGGTCAGCCAAAGGATGCAAGGCGACGTCGCCTGGAATATCGAGGAAATGTACCGAACCATGGAACTCTGCCGAATCAGCCCAGAGGAGATGCACATCTATTTCCCCGACCCGACCACAACGAAGAAAAGAGGTATCGTAGCATGAGCCAGAGAAGTGAAAAACTGCATCGGCAGGTTGCCCAGCTCCGGGCCGATGTGGACGCCCTGCAGGTCGCTTGGCTGTCCCAGCAGCACTGTGATGCCGTGGAACTGGCAGCCGCAGCGGAACGCACTCGACAAGCACACCGCAGAGCCAGTGAGGCCCAACGCACCGCCAGGGCTTGGAAGCTGAACGCCATTTTGACGCTGATCCTCGCCGCCCTGATCGCCGGCGTGGCGTTGGTGATCTCGGCCAAGGCAACCACCACGGAACCGGCCACACCTTCGGCTGTGATCTCTCCCCTCGATAATGGGCGGCTGCCTGGGGATGACACCCCGGCTCAGGAGCCTCTGCGATTGGATCAGGCCCACGTGCTGGAGGACGTGACAATCACCCACTACGATGTATGCTCCAAGTGCTGCGGCAAAACAGACGGTATCACGGCCAGCGGCGCCCATGCCACGCCGTATAGCACGGTGGCGGTAGATCCTTCAGTGATCCCGCTGTGGGCCGATGTGCTGGTGGACTACGGTGACGGTGCGGGATTGCGCCGATATCGGGCCGAGGACACCGGTGGTGCCATCAAGGGTAACCGCATTGATCTCTGCGTCGGCAGCCACGCCGAAGCCCTGCAGCTCGGCCGCCGTACCGCCACCCTCTCCTGGGGGGCGCCGGGGGGGTCGGGATCGCCCCCGGAAGCGGCGGGGAAACAGGGAGCCGGACACCCGCCTGCCGCGGAGATAACGGCGGCGGCAACTGCAACAATGGCCTTATTCTTGCCTGGGTGCTGCTGACAACGCATATTGCTAAAAAGGTGAAAATACCACTCCTGAAAATGTTCGCACTCTGTGAAGCCCTTCGCAGTGGTGTTGAGACCCTGCACCGCAGCGCTGAGACCTGTGAGATCGACCTTTCCGGATTACGTAAAGGAGATGCCCTATGATGCTGTACTGCGCTCGCTGCCAGGATGCTACCCTCTCCATTGATTTGAACGGCCACCCGGCCCATGTCTGCCCCCAGTGTGGCGCTGTCTATGCGCACCGATACGGTAAGATTTATTCCATGATTGCGGATCTTCACGGTGCCCAGAGCGTCAAGGATCTGCTTCATGCTATTGGCCCATGCAGAAAGGAAGCAACAGCCAGCGCATGAGCCTGTAAATATCCAGCCTTCTGCCGGGCGTTCCCGGCGCCCGCAACTCTCTTTTTGCCGGGCCGCCCCGAGCAGGTTAGCCGCGGGGCGTCCGGCAGAGGGCTGGAGCCCTTATTACGAAAGAAAGGAGGAGAACCCCCATGAATGAATACGCGAAGAAATCCATTTTGGAGATGGCCCGTGGCGGTTTTCTGGAGGTCACAGATCTCGAGATGACCAAGGCGATTGCGAACATTATGGATCCCAACACCTCTGCAACGGCCAAGCGCAAGATCACCGTTACTATTGAACTGAAAGCGGATGACAGCCGACAGAATATCGGCGTCAGCTATACGGTCAAATCCGCTCTGGCGCCCACAAACGCTGTGACCACCATGCTGTATGTGGCCGACGAGGAAAATGTTGTGGAGATGGTCCCGCAGATCCCCGGCCAGTTCGGAATTGCCGGAACCGAACAGGAAGCACCCCCGGCGCTCAAACTCGTTAAATTTGCCTGATGAGGAGACAACACCATGCTGAAAGAATTTATCGAACACATCCAGAAGACCACGCAGCCGCTCATTACTAATGTCAACGGCTCCGCATTCTGCGTTACCAGCGACGGTAACATCGAGGAACTGCTGCCGACCATCTTCCATCCGTATACGCTGGACTTGAACAGTCTGGACGCGCTGGTAACGATGGTCAGAACCGAAGCAAGCGAGATGGACGCCCCGCTGTACATCGCCGTTCCGGACTGCAAGACTGTCCGCTGCTTCGGCCAGTCCAAAGATTATGACGAGCGCTGCTTCCGGCAGGTCTATTATGAAGCACACGCCACAGACGTTCCCGGTTGGGAGGCAAAGACCGCCCTCGGTTTTGAGGAAGCCCAGATCGCACTCCGCACCCGCTTCCAGGAAACGCCGGATACGCTCTATGCCATGAAGCTGGTCAGCGACATCTCTCTGGGCGCCAAGGTGATCTACAACGACAACGGGATCGCCACCACTATTACCACTCAAAAGGGAGTAGCGCTCCAGACCAACGAGCAGATCCGCCCGCTGGTGAAGCTCCGGCCCTATCGTACCTTCCAGGAGGTCGAGCAGCCGGAGAGCATCTTCCTGATTCGCGTCAGCGACCGTGGTATCAGCTTCATCGAGGCTGACGGCGGCATGTGGCGTCTGACTGCCCGGGAAACCATCAAGAAGTATCTGGAAGGCAGACTGGAGCAGGAAGTGTCTGAAGGTTCCGTCCACGTTGTTCTATAAAAAGAAATGCCCCTGGCAGGTCTCGCACACCTGTCAGGGGCAGATCGGCACCATGCCGAACAACTTCACCCCTATCATAGGGGTAGAAAGTGAGAATGTCAATGAAAACCACAAAAATTACGATCAAAAACCTGTTTGGCATCCGGGAGACTACCCTTGATGGGAAGTCCGTGGAGATCTCCGGCCCCAAGGGGAGCGGAAAGACGTCTGTGCTGGATGCCATCCGTTATGCCCTCACCAACCGTTCTGACCGGGACTATATCGTTCACCAGGGCGCCGATGAGGGCGAAATCATCATTGAGACCAATACCGGCCTGTCCATTGACCGGAAGGCCCTGCCCGCCAAATCCGCCGGCACGGTGAAGGTGCGGGACGGCTCTATGCTTCAGACAAGACCGGCTGAGTTCTTGGCCCAGATCTTCACGCCGCTCCAGTTGGATCCGGTGAAGTTTACGCAGCTCTCCCGTCAGGAGAAGAACCGAGAGATCCTGAACCTCATTGAATTTCAGTGGGATATGAACTGGATCAAAGAGCAGTTCGGTGAGATCCCGCAGGGTGTCGATTACTCCAAGCATATCCTTGAGGTCCTGAATGATATTCAGGCGGAAAACGGAATCTATTTCCAGTCTCGGCAAAACATCAATCGGGATATCCGCAACAAGCAGGCTTTCATTGCCGATATTGCCAAGGATATTCCATCTGGCTATGACTATGACCGCTGGAACAATTATCCATCCGGAGAGAAATACCGGGAGCTGGAACGGCTGCGGGAACAGAACAGCCGTATTGAGCGGGCAAAGGCATTCCGCAGCGGCTATGACGCCAAACTCCGGGGATTGGAAGCGCAGCGGGATATGGATCTGGCTGCCATTGACAGTGATATTGCCAGAGAACGTGCGTCCTTGACTGGCACGATGGAACGCCTGAAAGCGGAGCTGAAGGCCACGGAAGAAAAATTGTCCGGCATGGAGCAGCGCCGGCAGGAAAAGGCCGATGTGGTGCAGTCCAAATATGAGACTGCCGCAGCCAAGCTGGAGAAGGATATGGGCGTTGCGGCGGATTACGCAGGCCGGGAGCCGGTGGACACCACAGCCCTTTCGCAGGAGCTGGATACCGCCGAGGAGATGCGGAAGCACCTCAACGAGTACCAGCGCATGGTAGCCATGCAGGCGGAACTGGAAGATCTCACGGAGCAATCCTCTGAATTCACCCGGAAGATTGAGCTGGCCAGAGAGTTGCCGGCAAAGATCCTTGAAACCGCCAAGATCCCCGTGGAAGGCCTGACCGTGGAAAACGGCGTGCCGCTGATCCGGGGCCTGCCCATCTCGAACCTGTCTGACGGTGAGTTGCTGGAGTTGTGCGTAGACATTTCCGTCAGCAAGCCCGGCCAGCTCCAGATCATCCTTGTGGATGGGGCAGAGCGGCTGGATAAGGATAGCCGGGAACGGCTGTACGCCAAGTGCAAGGAGAAGGGCCTTCAGCTGATCGCCACGCGGGTAACGGACTCCGATGCGCTGGAGGTGGTTGATCTTTATGACCCCAACTGAAAGATTGATGGCCGAACGGGAACACATCCAGAAGACCTATGGCTTTTACATCACACCTGTACGCATGGCCCATCTGATGGACGCGGCCAGTAGAATCTCAAATATCCTCGTCAAGGCAGACACGAATATCTGCTATGAGGAATGCAAAATCGTGCTGGGCATTGTGAGTACCATGTTGTCCAGCTTGTCAGGAGGAATCGCACATGGAGAAGACTCATTGGAAGAAAGTGGTCTCTGACCCCAATTTCCTTGGAGAAGGAGACTTTCAGGAGGGAGAGGAGAAGATCCTCACCATCGACCACGTGAACGCTTCGGAAACTGTTACCACGGCGGAAGGTAAAAGCAAGAAGGCGGTACTCTACTGGCAGGAAACGGGGGTAAAGCCCATGATCCTGAACGTAGCACGCTCCAAGAACATCGAGAAAGTGGTCGGCAGCGGGTACTTTGAGGATTGGCCCGGCCATTCGATCCAGCTCTATATCGAGCACGGCATCAAGGCCTTTGGCGAAGTGGTATCTGCTGTCCGAGTCAGGCCCTATAGGCCCCGCGTGCAGAAACAGGAACCGGTGCCGCCCTGTACGGACTGCGGACAGGAGATCACCCCTGCCATGGGAAAAGATGCCCGCTGGCTTGCCGGCTATACCATCAAGCATTACGGTGTTCCCCTCTGCGCGGCTTGTGCTCAGAAGCGAAAGGAAGCTGCGTCCGCTGCGGAAACGCAGCAGGAAGCTGAAACCGCTGCGGAAATGCAGCAGGAACTCGATCCTGAGCACATCCAGGTCGATCCGGAGACCGGGGAGGTGCTGTGATGTCCCTACCTGTTGTTACGGCTGAGAATTATTACTCGCCTGAAATGAACATGGCCTACATGGGCTCCACGCAGTTTAAGGCTTTCGAGAAATGTGAAGCGGCGGCGCTGGCGGAGCTGAAGGGGGAGTACCATCCCCCTTCCTCCACGGCCCTTCTGGTCGGCGGCTACATTGACGCATGGTTTTCCGGGGAGCTGCCTCTTTATCAGGCACAGCACCCGGAGATCTTCAAGCGGGACGGTACCTTGAAGGCTGAATATCTCCGGGCTACCGAGGTAGTTGTGCGTATGCAGTCGGATGAGCTGTATATGCTTCTGATGTCCGGCAAAAAGCAGGTCATCCGTACCGGCGAGATTGCCGGTGTGCCATTCAAAATCAAAATCGACAGCCTGCTGGATGGCGACACCTGCAAAGCCATTGTGCAGCGCTTCCCTAATACGGCAGCCGCACTGGGCTTTTGTGATGGGGCCATTGTGGACCAGAAAGCCATGAAGGATATGGCGGATGTGTGGTCGGCCGAGGATCACTGCAAGATCCCGTTCATCGAGTTTTACGGCTATGATATTCAGGGAGCCATCTATCAGGCCATCGAGGGCAATATGCTGCCGTTTATTCTGGCAGTTGGCACAAAGGAAGAATCCCCTGATCTGGAGGCCCTTTACATCGCAGACGAGGACCTGGCTGCCAAGCTGGCTGAAGTGGAGGACCGGGCGCCGCGATACCAGGCAATCAAGGAAGGTCGCATTCAACCGACCCGCTGCGAGCATTGCGACTACTGTAAAGCCACCAAGCACCTGACTGCCATCCTGAATTACAAGGAGCTGGCCGCGGATGCCTGGGAATGATCTGGCCCGACAGATCAAGGAACATTTGACAGCTCGTCAGGTGGTGGAGCTGTATGGCTTTCATCCGGATCGCGGCGGTTATATCCAGTGTCCCTTCCATACCGGAGACAACCACGGAAGCCTGAAAGTCTACGACGGCAGTAAAACCGGCTGGCATTGTTTCGGATGCGGCGCCGGCGGCAGCGTGATTGATTTTGTAATGCGGCTGTTTGGACTCAGTTTCGCGCAAGCGTGCCTGAAGCTCAACTGTGATTTTGGACTTGGCCTCACCGGCGAGCGTCCCAGCATGGCAGAGAGATCCGCTCTGCTGGAAGCTCGCCGGCGAGAAGCACAGGAAAAAGAAGCCGCTGCGGCGTTGTATCGAGAGAAAGCGGCAGAATACCGACAGTTATGGGAAGCTCAAAAATTTCTTTCCCCGGATATCGTCGGATACATCCATCCTCTGTATGCGGAGGCGGCCAAGAAACTACCAGTCCTTGAATGGTGGCTGGATCAAAATATTGGGAGATAGCTATGAGTGAAGAATGGAGCTTCGAAAAAGATGATTTTTTAACCACAACGCCGTATGAGGCGCTGTATGCGTATCACAAGGAGCCTTTCACTCATGCGGCCAAGATGGAGGAACTGGCGGCATATTCCGTTTCCAAGGGATTTAAAGGCTTCAAGACCATGTACAAGAAATACGTGGAAAGTCTGAAGGCTCAGAGCGGCACCATTTATATCGATAACGTTACCAACTTCACGAACCAGCCGCTGGAGCTCAATGCCGGCGACTGGGAGGCAGATGACAGCGGCATTTTTAAGAAGAACGGCTATAACGATGAGGTTGCCTGTCCGCATCCGATCATGCCGGTGGAACGGTTGGTGAATATTGACACGGGTGAAGAAAAGCTTCAGCTGGCATTCCGGAAGGGCACCATCTGGAGAAAGATCATCGTCAGCAAGACGGTGCTGGCCAGTTCCAATAAGGTCACGGAGCTGGCTGGCTCCGGCATTGCGGTGACCAGCCAGAACGCCAGGGCTTTTATTCAGTACATCTCCGACATGGAAAACATGAATTATTATTTGATTCCGGAGAAAAAGAGCATCGGACGCTTCGGCTACATACCGGACGAGGGCTTTTCACCTTTTGTTGACGGCCTGATTTTTGACGGTGACGCCAACTTCAAGGCGATGTTCCAGACGGTCCGGAGCCGGGGCTCTGAAACAAAATGGCTGGAAACGGCGGCGGAGGTTCGGGAGATGTCCACAACGGCAAAGATCATCCTGGCGGCTTCCTTCGCCTCGGTACTGCTGGAGCCGCTGAACTGTCTCCCATTCTTCGTCCATTTATGGGGTGTTGATTCAGGCACCGGCAAGACGGTGGCTCTGATGGTGGCCGCCAGCGTATGGGGAGACCCTGCTGTAGGCGCTTATGTCAAGACCTTTGACGGTACCGTGGTCGGCATGGAGAAGACAGCCGCGTTTCTGAACAATCTGCCATTCTGTCTGGATGAGCTTCAGCTCGCTAAGGACAGCAAAGGCCGTACTACATTCGATGTTTATAAGCTGGCACAGGGCGTTGGCCGAACCCGTGGCAACCGCTCCGGTGGCGTGGATCTGACGCCAACATGGAGGAACTGCATCCTGACTACGGGTGAATCTCCCTTGACGGGCACGGCCAGCGGCGCCGGCGCAGTAAACCGTGTTATCGATATTGAATGCAAGTCTGCCCAAGCGGTTATTAAGGACGGTATGCGGATTTCCGGTGCAGTGAAGCGGAATTACGGTTTTGCCGGAAGAAAATTTGTGGAGCGTCTTTATCAGCCAGGCGTAATAGATCAGGTATCAGAACGGTACCGGGAACTGTTTCGGATCCTCAGCGACCGTGACACCACGGAGAAACAGGCCATGGCCGCTGCCGCAATCATCCTGGCGGACGAGCTGGCCTGTCAGTGGATATTCTCCGGCCAGCAGCCGTTGACGATTGAGCAGGTATCGGAGTTCCTGGCATCCAAAGCGGCGGTATCTGCCGGTGACAGGGGTTATAAGTACCTGTGCGACTGGGTTACGCAGAATTCCAATAAACTGTGCGGCCGCTCAGAGAACCCCAATATAGAGGTCTTGGGCGCATTGGAAGATGGGCGGGCATATATCATTCGCTCTGTCTTTGAACGCATCCTGCAGGACGCAGGATACTCGACTGCGGCCATGATTTCATACCTGAAGCAGTCAAACTTGATCGAGACCCGGGGACGGGCCAACACCAAGGGAAAGCGGATCAATGGCATCCCTACGGAGTGCTTCTGTCTGCGGCTGCCCTCGGTTGAACTGGATGATGAAGCTGACCCGGATGAGCAGCCATTATAGTGTGGAACTTGAGGAACATGTGTGGAACCAGTGTTCCACAGGCTGTAACCGTTGCGGCACAAGGGCTACAACATCATTTTTAGAGGGGTGTGGAACTGTGGAACAGAAAATACAGCATATATAAGAATGTGCGTGTGTGTACGTTTGTTCGAGTAATTTATATACACACATTTTCGTGGAAATTTTTGAAAAATTTGTTCCACGGTTCCACGGTTGACCTGTATCCGTTGTGGCACAAGGCTTTCAAGTGTGGAACACAAGTTCCACGCTGTTCCACAGTTCCACGTTTTTTTGGAGGAAAATTATGGAACTAAGGCCATATCAAGTCGAATGTATTGAAACCATCGAGGCGCAGCCGCCTGGTGCGTTCCTCGCCCAGATGGCAACAGGCCTCGGAAAAACAGTTACTTTTGCGAATATCCCCCGGCACGGGGAGAGAATGCTGATCCTGTCCCACCGTGAAGAACTGGTGGAGCAGCCGCGCAAATACTTCAACTGCTCCTATGGCATTGAACGTGCCCAGCAGCACAGCCACGGCGAGGAGGTTGTCAGTGCCAGCATTCAGACGTTGGCGCGCCGTCTGAGCGACTTCAATCCGGAGGACTTCCGTCTCATTATCTGCGACGAGGCCCATCACGCAGCTGCCAGCACATACCGGAAAATCTTTGATTACTTTCGCCCGGAGAAGCTGATCGGCTTCACCGCAACGCCAAACAGAGGAGATAAGGTTCGCCTGGATACGGTCTTCAGCAAGATCATCTTCCAGAGAGATCTGCGCTGGGGAGTGAAGAACGGCTATCTCTGTGATATCCATTGCCGGCGGGTAGACATTGGGTTCGACATCACCGCAGTTCATACCCGCCAGGGCGATTACGCACCCGGCGAACTGGATCAGGCCATGGACGGCACCTCAGATGCCATTGCACAGGCTTACAGAGATATGGCTGTGGGCGCCACGCTGATCTTCGCTGTCAGTGTACATCAAGCAGAAGAAATTGCCAAGAGGATCAATGGGGCCGTAGTGGTCACCGGCGAAACCAAGAACCGTTCCGCCATCATTGATGCTTTTACTGCCGGCGAGATTCCCTGCATCGTCAACTGCATGGTATTCACCGAGGGCACCGATATTCCTCGGGTGGAAACGGTCATCGTGGCGAGGCCGACGCAGTCAGAAAGCCTATATGCTCAGATGGTAGGGCGCGGCCTTCGGCTCTATCCGGGAAAGCAGCGTCTGGAGCTGATCGACTGCGTGGGCATTACCGGAAAGGCGTCCCTGTGTACGGCACCCTCCTTACTTGGTATCGACATGGATAATGTGCCGAAACGGAAAGAGAAGGATATTGAGGGAGATCTGTTTGAACTGCCGGAGAAGATTGAGGTAGCCTCCGATTCTCCGGAAAGCTGGGTGAAGAACATCCACCTGGTAGATCTGTGGGCACAGGAAATGAAGTATCAGACTCATGACGTTAACTGGTTCAAGATGCCGGACGGCTCACTGGTGTGTTCCCTGGCTAATAAGCAGCGTATGACAATCCCCTGCCCGGATGCTTTGGGCATGGTAAATCTCCCCAACGGCTCCCGCTGCGGGATGCAGGAAGCGCTTGACCGGGCATACCTTACGCTGATCCGGGACCATCAAAATGATCGGATGCTATGGGATCTGCAGGCCGTGCGGAAATGGGGAAAGTCTCCCGCAACGGCGAAGCAGCTGGAAATCATCAAAAAGCGCTGTAAGGGGTTTGACATCGCCAACCTCAGCAAAGGTGACGCAAGCCAGATCCTGAACAGGCTTCTGAATGAGCCAAAGAAACGGAGGGGCGCATGAAATACAAAATTGCAAAGCCGGAAGACCGGGACGCTATGATCGTTATTTTTGCTCGGAACGGATACACCGTGCGGCAAGGCAAGGAGAAGAAACCAGGCGACAAGGCTGCAACAGCGTTTGTGGAGGTGATTGAGCATGGCAGGTCTGAGTGAGGCCCAGCATCAGGAAAATGTCATCAAGTGGAGCCAGCAGCCTTCTATCCGCCGGCAGTGGCCGGAACTGGCGTTGCTCCATCACATCCCCAATGGCGGTACCCGTGATGCCGTTGAGGCCAAGCACCTGAAGCAGCAGGGCGTGAAGTCCGGCGTGCCGGATCTCTGCCTACCGGTACCTCGGGGACAGTATCACGGGCTGTATATCGAGATGAAAACGGAGAGCGGACACACCTCCGATGAACAGGAGTGGTGGGGTGAACGCCTTCAGGCACAGGGCTATGTGTGGCGTGTCTGTCACGGCTGGCAGGCGGCGGTAGCAGTCCTGGAATGGTATTTGCAGTTATGAGCACAGGATTTACTTTTCCCTGGGAAAAGGCTGCCATGCACGGTGAGGAGCTGCCTGAAGGTTTATCCCTGCCGGATCAGATGGCCTACACCTGCCTGCGGAATGTCTATTTTCTGTATTATAACAAGACAATCTCACGGGATCAGGCGGCTGCCGAAAAGCAGCGTATCCGGGTTCAATGGGAAAGGGCTGCCAGTGCTGCTGAATTCGAACGGAAACTCTCGGAACACCACGCAGGGGTTATCCGGGAAACAGAAGCGGCCAAGACTGCCTGCCGGAAAGATCCGACAGCGGAAAACGCCCTGCGGCTCTGTAACGCAATAGATGGACTGCCGTCGCCTGATATGGAAGGGATTTGCTGCCATGAGTGACTATCGCCGTTGGACAAGTGAAGAAGAGCAGTACATCCGTGACCACTGGAAAACACAGAGCGACGCAGAGATGGCTACGGCCCTGAAGCGGATGGAGGGCGCTGTGCGTGCCAAGCGCCGGGAACTGCGATGCTCCCCGCAGAAGACTTGGACGCCGGAAGAAGAACGGTATCTGGAAGACCATTGGGGCACGGTGTCCATCCCCGGCATCGCCAAGACGCTGGAGCGGACAGTAGCGGCGATCAAGGTTCGGGCTGAAAGACTGGGCCTTGGCGGGGTGCTGGATTCTGGCGACTATGTGACCTTCAACCAGCTGATGATTGCGCTTACGGATAATGCCAAGTCATACAGCTACCAAATGGAGAGCTGGGTCCGCCGAAGAGGTTTCCCGATCCATACCAAACGTGTTGATAAATGCGTATGGCGGGTGGTTTACCTGGATGAGTTCTGGAAGTGGGCGGAGCAGCACAGGAGCTTCATTGACTTCTCCAAGCTGGAGCCGCTGGCCTTGGGGGCAGAACCGGATTGGGTGGCGGAGCAGCGCCGCAAAGACTTTCAGGCGTTCGCGTTGCAAAGAAAAGACCCGTGGACACCGGACGAGGACAGCCGACTGAAAATGCTGTTGAAGCAGCACAAGTACGGTTACGCAGAACTGTCGGAACTCCTGCGCCGTTCTGAGGGGGCCATCGTCCGTCGTTGCCGGGACCTTGGCCTGAAGGAACGCCCAGTCCGCGCCGACAATCACGGGAAGTCAAGCGTGTGGACGGACGCGGACTACCAGGCTTTGGCGGACGGCATCCGGCATGGCGACAGTTACCCCGTGATCGGCAAGACGGTCAGACGCTCCGCGAATGCCGTTCGCGCGAAGGTTTATTTTACATATTTGACCGAGGATGCCGACAAGGTGCGGGCCATGCTGAAGGATGGGCCGTGGGGCTTCGGCGCTCCGGAGCCAACCGTGCGGCAAGGATTTAGCCTCTCACGGACACGGACGGAGGTACGGAAGAACCTCTCCGTCTTGGACGCACTGCTGCGAAAGCGGATGAATGACCTCGGCTATGACCCGTACTGGCAGCGGTTCATGTGTCAGAACTGGGATCTGATTAAGGGCTGTTCTGCTGGATGTACCGATTGCGATTCCTGTACGGAGTTCCGGCGGATCAAGCCTCAGTATTGCCGGATGTGCGGCGGGGAGTTTTTGGAACGGCGGGAACAGACCTTCTGCCCGAAGTGTCGGGCCATGCGGAAAAAGCAGGCCCAGAAGAAATATGCCGTGCTCCACGCCCGTGGCCGGCTGTGATTCAAAACTATCGCAATCCCTTTTAACCACCACGAAAGAAGGTAATCACTTATGAGTGAAATTAAGTCTGCCCAGTGCGCAAACTTCACCGCCGCCCTCGGCGAGTCCTTCCGTTTCTGTACCCTGGACGGTGCTGGACGCCCATGCGGACAGTTGCTCACTGGAAAGGTTCAGAAGATCCGTCGGGCCGGGAGAAAAATGGTCGTTGATCTCTATATCCCGGCCAAGAGCTGCACGCACACATACTATGCGGCGGAGATCTATTATCACGGCCGCCCGCGGGAGGGATTGATATGAAGATTCTCTCCTTCGGTGCGGGAATGCAGTCCACTGCTCTGGCACTGATGAGCTGCGAGAACGCAGTACAGGCCCCGGCTCCGTACCCGCTGGTGCCAGTCTATGACGCCGTTATCTTCTGTGACCTCGGTCTGGAGCCGCCTTGGGTAAAAGAACAGATGGAGTTTACCAAGAATGCCTGTGAGAACGCAGGGATTCCGTTCTATGTTCTGGATACCCCGCTGTACAAGGACTTTACGGAGAACTTCGGAGAGCGCCGGGTCATTAGCATTCCTTGGTGGACACTCGGGAATGATGGCCACAAATCCAAGATGCCCCGGAACTGCACCATCGATTACAAGGTGGAGCGCATTTCCAAATTTGTCCGCTGGGAGCTGCTGGGATACCGGAAGGGACAGCGGCTCCGGTCGGAGGATATCAAGGCTCACGAGATGCACATGGGATTCAGCGCTGAAGAAGCGCATCGATGCAAGGAAAGCAAGAGCCCCATGTTTGTCAATAAGTTCCCGTTGGTGGATATGAGGCTTACCAGGGCGGACAACTACAAATACATCCTGGAGGAATGGGGGATGGACACTAAGGCAAGTGCCTGCGCCTTCTGCCCATTCCACAAGAATTTCTTTTACCAGTACATCCGGGAACACGAGCCGGAGACCTATCAAGCGGTAGTCGGTGTGGATCACCTTCTGCGGGATAAAAACCCGAAGCCGCCCATGGATTCCGACCTGTTTATCTCTCGGAGCCGGAAACGGATTGAGAATCTGACGCCCGCAGATTGCAACGACGCTGAGTGCTTCGAATACTGCGGTCGACAGGTATGGAACGGGTTCTAATGAGAGACTAAAAAGGAGAATCAGCATGAAAGTGATTTATAAAGCGCCCGGCTGCGCGCCGGAGCCGCGGGACATCCCAAACACGCTGGAAGAGCTGCAGGCCACCGTCGGAGGCTACATTGAGACGGTGACCATCGCCTCGGATGCGGTGATTCTTTGCAACGAAGAAGGCCGCCTGCGGGGACTCCCCCACAACTGCCGGATCTTCGGTGTGGATTTTGTCGGCCCGATCCTGATCGCCGGCGTTGACGAGGACGAGTTCTCGGATCTGGATGCCGGCGCAATGGGGGCGCTGCTTGAGGGTTGGGGGAGGTCAATCAAAAATGCCGAAACCTAATACTTACGTTCAGCTGCTGCAGGCGCAGAAAGCAATCAAGCAGCTCCAGCATGACAATGCTGTAATCAAGGGCTTTACAGTGCAGCAATGCCTTGATATCGCTATTATTGCTCTGCATGACGAGTTTCACTTCGGACCTAAGATGTCTACTCGCTTTGAATCTGCGTTCCTGGATACCTTCATGGCCTACGCGCAGATGTGCGTTGATGACGCCGCCGACGATCCGGAGATCGTCTACACCAAGGAGAAGATGGATCGGGCACTGCGAGCGGCCTGCGGAGAGAATATTCGCCCGTTCGAGGAACGCTACGCCATTGAGAACCTCTACTTCCGGGAAAAGCTGAAGGAAAAACGTTGAAGGAGAAAAGTATGACAAAAGAAGAACTGATTGCCCTGGCGGACAAGCACCAGGAGAAGGCAGATAAAGCATATAAGAATTATCAGGAAACTGGAATCACACGGTATAGCAGAGACTACCGGAACAGCGAAGATCTGGCGGCGGCTCTGAGAATGGCTGCCAATGCAGAAGAGAATCATAGAAGCCTAACCTCTCTCAGAGTTGATATCAGCCGGGTGGCTTCCAGCGCCGCTGCTGCCGAACGTGCTGCTGAGGATCTGAAGCTCTCCAGAATGACGGCGGTAATCAAGGAACTGCTGGCTGTTGCACGGCTGCATGGACTTATCGGTGATGAACGGATATAGAGAGGGCGTGAAGGCAAATGAGAGATCAAGAACTCGTAAATGCGCTCCGCCGGCTGAAGGTCGAAACCGGGAGCCTCGCCTGCCTGGGATGCGGCCATGAGCACAACTGCGGCGTGTCCGGATGCGCGATTATTCGAGAGGCCACTGATCGGATTGCCAATCAGAATACCCACATTGCGGCGCTGCAGCTGGAAATCGAAAAGCTGCGGGCGCAGGTGGAGGTGCGGCCGTACAGGATCGGCGAAACTGTATATGTTCTTCTTCAGGATGGCGCAATTTTCTACCCAGAAACAAACGGCTGGTATATCAGCAAAGAAGTGATTGGGGCGATTTCACCGGATGGGTTTTATCTTGGTGACCCGGTAGATGATGTTTATACGCCTGACAGCGAGATCGGCAAGACAGTGTTCCTGACCAGCGAGGAAGCCAAAGCGGCATTGGAGGCGAAGCGGGATGGCTGAATATATTAAACGGGAAACTGCCGTAAAAGCGGTGATGGCGGCGAAATGGGTGGATGGTTCCGACGGTGCCATGGCTATGGAGATCGTTGCCTCGCCACCCGCTGCCGATGTTGCCCCGGTGGTGCATGGGCGGTGGATCTCATTCTTGGACGGTGACCACATCATGCCGGAACGATACTACCGATGCTCACGTTGCGGTAGAGTAGAGAGTAGAT